CACCCATCTCAAATACTAAATCTAAAAACTTATCTTCTAATGTTACCATCTCTCTACAGATGTCATATAGTTCTTTCTTAAAATCATCTGTCCATATATCTACATTCTCTTTAATAAACTCTCTAAATAATTTAGTCATAGCTTCGACATGCATAGACTCATCACGAATAGAGTAAGTAACTATCTGCCCCATGCCTTTCATTCTACCAAATCTTGGAAAGTTTAATAAGATTGCAAAGCTACTGAAGAGTTGTAGTCCTTCTGTAAAAGCAGAATAAACAGCAAGAGTTTTTGCTATGGTTTCTTTCTTAGCTTTAGAAGGTTTAAAGTTTCCAACATAGTCATGCTTGTCTGCCATCTCTTCATAGTCAGCGAATGCTTTATATTCTATCTCAGGCATACCAACAGTATCAAGTAGTAAACTGTAAGCATGTTGATGGATTGATTCCATGTTAGCAAAAGAAGACATCATCATTCTTGCTTCCGGTTTTTTAAAGATAGGCATATACTTATCTATATAACCACTAGCCACATCAACATCTGATTGTGTAAACAATCTAAATATTTGTGTTAATAAATTTTTTTCTGTATCTGTAAGTTCTTGCCAGTCTTTTACATCTGTATGTAAAGGCACAGACTCTGGCATCCAATGCATTTGATTCTGTAATACATAGTAATCAAACATCCATGGATACTCAAACGGTTTATAATAATCTCTATTACCTAGTAAAGTCATTGAAGTTCTCCTCTAATGTTCTTAGTTTATCTTCTGCAGTTGCTAACTTATCTATTTCAATATCCATTGTTTCAATAATGTTAGGATGTTCAGCTACACCTACACTACTTTTAAAATAGTTTAACAGATTAGTTTCTGCCTCTGCTCTTTGTGCTTCGTATTTTAATCTTAAAGCATTATATATATTTTGTTTTATCATAATTACCCCTCACAGGCTATACAGTCCACCTCATCTAAACGAATCCTTGGAACTTTAATGTTAACATTTTCTACGTTTCTTGCTGCATTAGACCTAAAGTAATACAGCGATTTTAATTTATTCATACCATACCAATGCACATCGTTGACATACTGCATGTAATCATCATGTATATCTTGATTCTCTGTTGCCTTTGGTAAGGTAAAAAATAGATTAACTGATTGTGCTTGACAGATAAACTCTTGTCTTTTGTAAGCATGTTCGACTACCCATATTTGATTTATCTCATTAGCAGTTTTAAATACTTCCTTCTCTTCATCTGTAAGCATACATAAATCTTGAACTGACCCATCATTACCAGCTATCTCTTTCAAAGTCTGTTCTAACTCTTGACCCTTTAAACCTTTTGATTTTAAAAGTTTAAGTAAGAATTTATTCTTGACTTGGTAAGAACCTGATAAAGTTTTGTGGGTATATACATTAGCACGAAAAGGCTCGATGCTGGGAGAAGTACCAGAACAAATAATCCCACTACTAGCATTAGGAGCAATAGCAAGAAGATGAGCATTCCTACGGTTTGTATTGTGTAAATCAGGGCATTCCCCACGCATATCAGCAAGTCTCTCAGTAGCTTGTACAGCTTTGGATTTGATGTGCTTGAATGCTCTATGATTGAATCCAGTAGCATAGATACTTTCAAACGCAATGTTTTGAGACTGGAGATAAGCATGGAAACCCATTGCTCCAAGACCAACTGACCTTTCTCTATAAGCAGAGTAAGCAGACTTTGCGTACCCTTCTTTACCTTCTTTAATATACTTTGTGAACCGTTTAAAATTTGCACTATATCCTCCTAATTGTGATGTGTCAACTGCATTCTCAATGTAATGTTCTATCACATTGTCAAGCATGGTTATTAAATCTTCAATAAACTGTGGGTCTTTTGACCATTTATCAAAGTGTTCTAAATTAACAGATGATAAACAACATACTGCTGTTCTCTCTTCATTAGTAGCAAGTGTTATCTCTGAACATAAATTACTTTGTCTAATAGATAAACCTAAATCCTGTTGTGTCTTTGGTAGATGTTCATTACAAGTATCAATGTTAATCATGTAAGGTTCACCAGTCTCTGCTCTAGCATTTATGATTTGAAACCATAAGTCTCTAGCATTGATAGTCTTAACAGCTTCATTAGTTTTAGGGTCAATCAATCTCCAGTCTTCATCATTCTTAACAGCATCTAAGAATGCATTAGTTATGTTAATACCATTGTGTAAGTTTAAACACTTCCTGTTTATGTCACCACCAGATTCTTTTCTCATGTTAATAAACTCTTCAATCTCTGGATGACTAACATCCATGTAAGCAGCATAAGAACCACGTCTTGTAGTGCCTTGATTGAAAGCTAACATCTGCGAATCTACCACATGCATGAATGGAATTGAACCAGTAGAACGAGAGCCGTGAGTAGTAGGTATACCGTTACTCCTAACATCTCCCCAATATCCACCAATGCCTCCACCTGAACTTGCCAACCATATGTTCTCGTCATAGTGAGCAGATAGCCCAGTCCTACTATCAGGAACATAATTAAGGAAACAACTGATAGGTAGCCCACGAGTAGTGCCTCCGTTGCTAAGTATAGGAGTGCTAAACATGAACCAACAATCGGAACTGTAGTTATAAAGTCTTTGAGCCATTTCATAATCTGTTTCTCCTCTAAATGTTGCACCAAATACTGATGCTCTTGCGAATGCTTCTTGGGCATGTGTCTCTCCATCCCAGAAGTATCTATCTTTTAATGTATCTAAACTAAACTTGTCAAAGTTTTTTTCTTTGTCATAGTCAATAGTTATACCTAAATAATCTTTAGTTCCTACTTTATCTTCTACCATTTTTCTCCTCTAAATATAAAGCAATAATAGCATAGTGTATTATCTTATATAGTTCTGCTTGTTTGTTATCTTTCTTACCATATCTCATAGCATACTTCATAATATTACCAACAGCAAAACCCTCACCATGTCCAGCATCTATAATCATATCAGTAGCTTGATACTTACCATTAGAATAATGTTGAGCATAAGTTTTATCAATATATTCTTTTATTAAATTTAATATTTTACCTTCGTTAAATTTATAGTTAATTTTTTTTCGCATAATATTCTTTTTTTGTTTGTTTGTAAAACCATCTTAAACTATATGCACTTAACATAAATTTATTATTAGCAAAGATGTGTGTTTGTTCTGGTAAAAACTCATGTAGATTTTTTCTATTAATTCTAGAAGCATCCTCTCCTTCTGGTATCATAGTTCTTAACCAGTCAATAAGTTTACCTTCTGCTTTTCTTCTTATTAGTTTAGACTTCTTGCCATTCATAATTCTTTACCAGTTGCCAGTATCTTAATATACTATTAAACATTTCTTTGTGTTTACTATGTGATTCCTTATCCCAAATATGATATAGGATAAGACTTGTATCTGCTCTATCAACAAAGATAGAAACTCTAGTAGGGTCATCAACCTGACAACCTTGAGCATAAGCAGATAACTGCATACCATGTTCATCATAGACTAACTTAGCTGGGTCTTTACCTTCAAGGTTATCTTTGGTTTTAAAGTCCACAAAGATTCCTGACTTACAGTATAAGTCTATCTTACCACCATAACCTTGTTCAGCACAGAAAGAATCCTCTGCTATCCAGTCTTCATTAGGAAAGTTCTCGTCTAACCATGCTTGAATAAGTTTGTAAGGTTTAGTCTTAGCTTTACCTAAGAAACCTTTTTCTATTTGAGCATGTATCTTTGTCCCTTGCTTGGCTGCTTTTAAACCAACCTGTCTGGCTTCATTCTTACATCTATAAGCAAAAGAATCAAAAGGTTCTTGTTCTCCTCTATCTAAATCAACAGATGCTTTGATAGCTTGAGTAAGTTTCCAATTCTCTAAAGCTGGTTTAGCAACCATACCTAGAATAGTTGTGACTGAAGGGACAAGTCCAAGACTCTTGGCATCTCTCAATGTGGTATTTCTTTCTTTACCATTAGCACCTATGATTGTATACATAGGTTCTCCATCTCTAGCATACCAATGTCCAGACTCAGATGTAAACTTATTATACTTGTCTAATTGAGTTTTGTCAAGTGTTTTGTTCATTTTCTAGCTCTTTATATGTTTTAAAGACATCAGACGTAAATAGTTTTTGTATATTCACTAGCCACATCTTACTTGCTTTGTTGTCACCACCACTAACAGACTTCTTAAAATCTAATTTATCAATCAGTTGTTTTAGTTTAGGGACATCAAATATAAACGTGCAGAATATGTCATCATCAATACAAAGATTATGAAACCAATAGTCTGATTCAGTAGCACAGATACCAGATGGTTTACCATATGATTCATACTCAATACATATGTTACCAGTCTTCATCCACATACCACGTTCTGACTTGACCTCAATCTTTTTATTAGTTAGCATATCTGCTATCCTATCTTCTCTTATCTGACCATACTCTAAGTCTAGGTCAAACTTCTTTCTATTTTCTTTAGTGGGTTTCACTCCAATTACCTCCTATTTTATACTCACCAGTTAATTCACATCGCATTTTAAATTGCTCTGTTACCTTTTCAATACACTCAACGCCTACTCTTCCTACAGAATCAGCTTGAGATTCTTTGACTTGTAGTTGCCATTCATCATGGATGTTAGCAACAAACTTAGCATCATAAGTATTTAACTTAATCAACTCATATAAATTTATCATAGCTTGTTTCATTACAATAGCACCACTACCTTGTAGTAAGGTGTTAAGTGCAGCATGAGGACTTCTAACGTATATCTTTCTACCGTCAATACCTTTTAAGAAACCTCTGTTGGCAGCTTGTTGTACTCTGTCACGTAAAGTTTTTAATGCTGGTAAGTTAGCAAAGAATCTTTGTTTCAATGCTTTACCTTTCTTCATATCACCATTAATTATCTTACCTATCTTAGCATCACCAGCACCATAGACTAAAGCATAAATAAATGTCTTAGCTTGGTCACGTGTCTTTAGTCCAGCAAGTTCTTGATTGGTTGTATGGATGTCACCATTAACAACATCCTCAATGTAATCAGCATCATTCATATAGTGAGCTAACATACGCAACTCTAAACCACTAGCATCAATACCAACTAATTTATAACCATCTGGTACAGTCCAACAAGCACGACACTCTTTACCATAAGGACTATGTATGTTTGGAACTTGAGCCATGTTTGGACCTCGATGTGTCATCCTCCCTGTAATAGTACCATTAGGTATTACCTTACCATGCACTCTATCATCTTTAACAACATCAAGCCAAGATGATACTTGAGCTATACGTTTCTGATATAATAAGTAATCAGCAATTAGTTTAGCTTCTTTGATGTGAGTAATTTTTTTAAGTGTGCTCTCATCAACAATAGGTTGACCGGTAGGAGTAAACCTTTCTGGCTTCCAACCGAAGTCAATCAGATACTCACCTATTTGTTTACGACTACCTAGATTAAACTCAACTAACTTCTTACGCATGAAGGGTTGAAAGTTTTGTGTATTTAAACAATGCACATACTCCTCATCTGTAAGTCCTCGCTTACTAAGTTCACCATCTTTTTTAATGTAGGGTAAAACTTCTTTGTCATCAACCCATTTAGGTTTAAATGTTTTCTGTACCTCATCCTCTACATCTGCCATCTTTTGTTTTAGTTCTGCTAACAAAGTCATAGCTTGTTTACTATCAAAGTAAAACCCATTCCTCTCTTGTTCAGCTATAATAGCAGTAGTCATTTGCTCTAAGTCAAAGGACTGTTTACTAAATCCTAGTCCTTCTTTCTGTAAAGACTTATATACAGCTTCATTAAGTTTAACATCCTGTACACAATAGTCTAACATTTGTGGTGTATAGTAATCAAACTCAGGTTGTTCTTGTTTAGGCATACCTAATCTATATCCCCAAGTCTTGAGACTATGTCCATTCTCTCTGACTGGATTGTAAAGTCTTGACATAACAAGAGTATCTATTACCTTACCTCGATACACAAAGTTATGTAATCTTTTAAGTATCTGTAAATCAAAACCTATAATGTTATGACCAATTAAAACTTTAGCACTATGTAATAAGTCTAGTGCATCTTCAATTTGATTTGGTCCAAACTTATAAACTTTACCATCAATCTCTTTAGCTACAATACACCATATCCTAGTAGCATCAAGGTCATCAGTTTCTATATCAAAAATAAGATTCATTTGTAAATGTTTCCTCCTCTGTCACTTCATGTAATCTACCAGTATCAACGTCATATTTTAAACTACAAGCCATACCAGTATCACCAGTATACCTTGACTTCAAGACTCTAACCTTAGTTATGTTAGCTTCGTCTGGATTCTCTGCTTGTTGATTTCTCTCTAATGCAATAACAGAATCAGACAATTGTGCTATTCCTTGTGT